CCCGCGGAGGGTCCCCCCGTCCCGGGCGCCTCCGCCCCCTCGGGGGCTTCCCCCGCCGTAGATTCTTCCGGCTTTGGCGCCGCTTCCGTGGGGTTCACCCACGGGGCCGAGCCACCCAGACGGACGTACCTGTCCGCGCCACCGATGTACATCATCACCGTATCCCCGGGGTAGCACGGAATGCCCGAAACGGTCACCGGTTTATCGGTCTCGTTTTCCACGATCAGCATGGAGGAAGGCTGAATGCCCTGCGGGAAGGCGCGCAGCTCGGTCGGGTCATTGGCAGTCACCGGTACGATGCAAGGATTGCAATCGTGACCGATGATGCCGTCCGCCGTAGGCCGGCGCAGCGCCGCGGCCGGGAAAGGTACCATGACCACATCCGGCCCGTCTAAACTGTCCGGGGCAACGAACGTGTACCGCCGCCCCGTGGTCTCATTTCTGTACATCGCCACTTCTACGCTTATTTAGCAGAAAGCAGTGCACCGATGTATTTGCCCGTGATCGGCAGCGCCATGCCGCGCATGTTGAAGCCGATGATGTCACCGCGGTGTTGCGGGTCTTTGAGCGCGGAATACATGTCAAAATCACCCTGACAGCGACCCACGGAATCCTCGTGGTAGGCCAGTGAGGCAGGCACATCGTCCGTGGTGGCCGCTGCGCCCCACGCCTTCTTCTCGTGCGTCGTATTCAGATAACCCGGGGTCAGCGAGCAACGTACGACGCGGAATGAAAACAGGCGATTCTCATTCCAGATGTTTTTGTACGCTTTGAGGTCTTGCAGCATCAAGTCCGAGGCATGCACGTGGTTCAACGCCAAAATGCGCTCATCCTCGGGCACCTCCAGCTCGTTGAATCGAAGTTCCATGTCGAGGATGTCCTCGAACCTCAGCATCTTATACCCTCGCTTGTTGGTTTCTGTCCCGCCGGCGATCGTCACGGGGGTCGTCGGGGTGTCTTTCTGCGGCGCCCAATTGAAGGCGGCCAGCGTGGTAAACTGCTTCAGCAGCGCCTTCTTGTGCCCCTCGATGACACTTTGACGTTTCTCCGATGATTCTTCCACTTCGATGGCATCGCGGTAAACCGTGTTTTCCGTGTCGAAGCGGTGCAAGGGTAGCTGGTGAGGCACATCCGTGCGGGTAACTACCGGAATCGGCCACACGGTATTATCCATGTAAACCTTCGGATCGACGCCGGCCTCTTGCAGATTCAGTGCGTTGTTATCCACCCACGCGTCGAGGTTTTTGCAGTAGGACAACAGGGCGTTGCTCGGATAAAACTTTTCAATGATTTCCGGAATCCAGATCTCTTTATTCAATCCCATTTCTATACTGTTTAATTGTTATTGCAATGCTGTTTCAGGACGGATCATGGCCGTAGGCTTCACGGAATTTCTGCACATAGAGCTCGTGATCCTTTTTCAGCTCTTTCAGTCTGTCGGCCTTCAGAATGTCGGCAAATGACATGTCAGCCAGTTGCACCATGTTGGCGGCCGCTCCTGCGGGTGTGACTTGTGCGGCGATGCTCGGACGCTTGGGGATGGATGCCAGCCGGACGGAAGCCTGCGCAAAGTCCATCTCAAAGTCTTTCAGCCATGCCTCGCGGCCGTCTGCATTGATACGGGCTTCGCGGATGGCACCATCCACCAATCGCACGGCCTCGGCCTGTTCCGCCTCTTTCTTCGCCTTATTGATCGACTCGAGTCGCTCAGTCAGTTGTTTGTTTTCGTCGCGGAGACGGACGGTCTCCGTTTGCAGCTCGTCGCGGTTGCGGATGATGACCTCGACCGCCTCCGTTACAGCCGCTTCGCCAGCGGCATCATTGAGTTTCAAAAGTTCCTTCAGTGTCATATATGTATCATTTGAAATTGCGGTATCGGGGCTCTCAGCAAATAGGCGGATCACCTGCGCACGGTCATTGAGATCTACCCGCGTACCCGTGGCACGGTCATAGAGCGCCAGCGCATTGTGGTTGGCTCCAATGGGGCAAATCGACGCTTCGCGCGCTGTCCAACGCACAATGGTCGGCCCGGTCTGTCCCGGCATGCGATACACCGGATCCTCCGATGCCTCGTCTACCCACGCAGAAATAGAGGCCATGCGCAGAAAGTCACGTTCCACTTTTCCTGCTACCTCTTTGGCGCGGGAATCCGTTTCATCGAATACGGCATCGGCCAGAATCCGCGTCCCTTCGATGCGGATATTCTCCCACCGGCCGATGGGCAGCTCCCAGTCGTTATGATTGAGCAGCATCACCGGGTTACGGCGGAACTCATCCAAGTTCGCCCCCGCGGTCAGCATACGGATCCCATACGTGTTCACCGTCTCATCGTGTAATATGAAAGTCTTTACAGCCATTGTGATCTTGTTGTCGACTGCAAAAGTGTCAGTCCCTCAAAATCTCCGCAAATCAGCGTGTAAAAACCTGATAGATTCGGCGGTTTTTCCGATAAAATCAGCGGTTTTTTGCACGACTCTTTTCGGGCAAACGCCCTCTGACTGTAATTTTGTCAGGTATAATTACTAATGTAACAGGTAGAGTAAGATGGATAAACAACCCCCAAAAGGCGGAACGAAGGCCGCCCGCCAGCAGCAGCGTGAACTGGCACGGCTCAAATTCTTTTATCAGCATTGGACGTTCAAGGAAATTTCCGGGTGGCTCGGCGTGTCTGAAAACACCATTGGGAAATGGGCAAAGGATGACGGGTGGAAAGATGAAAAACGATCCCTCACCCAAAGCCGCGAACAGGCCCTGATGGCCGCGTATAAGCAGCTGGGCGAGATCGATGCCAACATCGCCGGACGCCCCGAGGGTGAGCGCTACGCCAACAAAGACGAGCGCCTCGCCCGCCGTGACCTGCGCCGCGACATTATGGAAATGGAAGCCGGTAGCGGCGTCCGCGATGTGATCAATGTATCGCAGGCCTTACTGAATTGGCTGCGCGCCTTCGATCCCACAAAGGCCATCGAAGTCAGTGCCCTATTCGATCAATACATTAAAGAGATGCTCCGATGAAGCTGACGGACAAACAGGCTTTACAGGAATGGGAGCAATACCTGCAATCCATCCGCGAAGAAACGGCCATCGATCGCGCCATGCCCGTGGCCGAACGCGAAAAGCGCCGCCAATGGCTCGAGGCGCATCCTCTCGAATGGATCAAAGAGCTGTTCCCACGGTTCGCCAAATATGACTTTGCAGGCTTCCAAAAGAAGGCTATCGCCCGCATCATTCGGCAAGCCACGGAGGGTAACTGGTACGAGGTGCTCTCATGGGCGCGTGAGCTGTCAAAAAGTACCACGGTGATGTTCGTTGTGATGTTTTTAGCGCTCACCGGCCGCAAGAGGAACATCCTTTTGACCTCCAACAGTAGCGACAATGCCGAGCGCCTGCTGCGCGTCTACCGGGCGCAGCTCGAGGCCAACAAACGAATCGCTTTCTATTACGGCAATCAGCGGGGCACAAAGTGGACGGAGGAACATTTTATCACCGCCCGCGGCGTTTCCTTCTTTGCCGTGGGTGCCCGTCAGTCGCCCCGTGGTTTCAAGCTCGACGAGGTGCGCCCAGACGTCATCCTGCCCGACGATTTCGACACGGATGAAGAATGCCGCAATCCTGAAATCATCGCCGACAAATGGAACTGGTTCGAGCAAGCCCTCTACTTTACACGCTCATTCAGCGAGCCCCTGTTGGTTATTTGGTGCGGCAACATCATCGCCCGTGATTGCTGTATTGCCCGAGCCGGTGCGCGTGCCCGTGAGCTGGCCGGGCGGAATAAGCCGCTGGGGAATTGGGACATCATCAATATCCGAATGGTAGACATCCGCCGCCCCGACCCCAAGCGGGACTTTGCTGAGGGCGTTTCGGTCTGGCCGGAAAAGAATACGGAGGCGATGATCGACGAAGTACTCGCTCAGGTGTCGGCCGCCTCGGTGCAAAAGGAATGCTTCAACAACCCGGTGGTTGAAGGGACGTACTTCAAAGAGATCACATGGGGTGCCGTGCCCCCACTTAATAAGTTTCCCTTCCTCATTAGTTATGGCGACCCGGCGCCCTCCAATCGTACGACGCACCGCAAAGGCGTGAAAGCGCTCGGATCGTTTAAGTCGAACGTGCTTTTGGGCATTTTGGATGGCCGTCTGTATGTCATTACGGCTTTCCTCGACCACGTCACCAATGATGAGTTCGTCAATTGGTACTACTACCAAAAGGATTACGTCCGCGACCGTACGACGATTTACAACTACATCGAGAATAACAAGCTACAGGATCCCTTCTACGATCAAGTGTTCAAGCCGCTTTTCCTGCAAAAGGCCATTGAACGGAAATTCATCATCTCTATCGCACCCGACGAGCGAGCCAAACCGGATAAGTTCGCCCGAATTGAAGGCAACCTTGAGCCGCTCAATCGGGCGGGCAACCTGATTTTCAACATTGCCGAAAAAGAGAATCCCCACATGCAGCGGCTCGAGGAACAGTTTAAGCTCTTCGATGATGGACTCCCCGCCCCAGCCGACGGCCCGGACGCAGTGGAAGGGGGTTACTTCGTGGCTCAGCGTAAGGTTGTCGCCATCACCCCCACGGCGTGGTCGATTGGCACGCGGCCGGTGAATAAGAAAAGGTATTGAAAGCGTTTTTTACCCCTCCCAGTTCCATGAAGGGTAGGCACGGCGGAGGGCGGCGGCTGTTTCGCGGCGGGTATGTAGGTCGGACAGGTAGTGGCTGACTCCACGCAGCACGTCCATAATAGACCGTTCGTCTACGAAAAACTCATGCTCGGACAGAATATGCATCACATCATCGAAGCGGCGACGGCGCACCTCTGTCCAATAGTAGAAACGCGCGGCCAGCAACCGGCGGCGCGCCTCGCGACGCTCCACCCGTGTCAAACACATGGAAGGATTTCCCTCCGTCTCTTTCGTCTGGTTCTGTCCGGTCATCATTGATTGCTTGTCCTTGCTTTTGCAAAGGAAGCAAAAGCGGAGGGAGGGAAAAAGGCAGAGGCGCTAACAGCCTCACTCAGACGATTGCCGGCGGCGGCCACGCCTGAAAAAGTAATAGCATACGCCGATGATCGCACTCGAAGGTGCGACAAACACCCAAAAGGCAAAAGCCTTATCATCCCACAGTGCCCAGCTGATCAATCCGAATAACAGGGGAAGCAGCATGAAACCGGAGATCCACGACAGACACCCCGTGCCCGTCAGCAGGTATTTCTCATTCGGTTTGGGTGCCAATTTGTCCACCCTTGTGCGATAAGATAGCCCTGTGCCTGGCAGGCCGATATTCGCATACGCGCCCCGCTTCCCCACGTTCACGGATGCTCCGCGGCGCCCAAAGCTCAGCGACGCCCCCGTCTTTCCCGTATTCAGATGCACGCCCGGGGCGATTTTCTTCCGTCGTCTATAGTTGACTCCCATTGTCGTTTTTGAGTTTTTAGGGGCAAAAGTAAATGCGGAATCCCATCCGCCTATATACAGCAAAGGCGGCCTATCCATCCCGGACTCCGGCCGCCCCTATCAAAAGAAATTTATAACATCTTACTCTTATACCTTGTCTACTTCTTTCCTGACGTCAGGAAAATGCTCCCCCCGCTCTATCTCTACAATCCCCCGTATAATCTCATAAGCCACTTGCGGGACAATCGCGTTGCCGGCCGCTCTTAGGGCTTCTTCGTTGAATCGTTTATCGGCGCGGTGGATAGCTTCTTCGATTTCATCATCAGACAGACAGTCCGCAAAATCCGCTCGTATCCGGCGGCGCAGTGATTCGGGGCATATCCCATCATCGTCAGTGCGAACCGGTGATTCATTCGGAAAATCCCGGAAACACCCGCGCGGACTACGAACCCAGCCACGACTTCCTCCAAGTAGCTGGCCCCCTTCTTCGCTGCCATTTTCTTGTTGTTCACATTCAGCCCTGCGGCCTCGAGGCTTGCTCGTGGCGTTGGAAGCAGGCGCGGAGGCAGGGTTATCGTGTGCCCTCCAATGTTCACCGTCCGCGGCGGCATCGGAGGCGAGGAACCACACTCGGTCGCGTCTGTGGGGTGCCCCGACGGCACAAGCCGGAATAACCACCGGCCGGATGGTATATCCGATGGCTTCAAAGTCTTTGCAGATCCGGCGGACGGTGTATTGCCCGCATTTTGTTTGAAGCTCGTTACCCGCTCCGAACAGATCGGGCTCGCTTTCCAGCGTAGCGACGTGAGCGGGTTGTACCACCCTGAAAGGATGCCAGCAACGTTTTCACCAATAACCCAGCGCGGTCGGACGTCACCAATAATGCGCAGCATTTCTGGCCAGAGGTAACGGTCATCCGCCGCTCCACGGCGCTTCCCTGTTGAACTGAATGGCTGACAGGGGAAGCCCCCGGTGAGTATCGTACGGCGGCCGTAGTCGGCGCCGAATCGTGGAATAAGTCTTTCATCGATGATCGTTTTTGTCAGTGTACGAATGTCTTTATGATGATAGGCGGCGGGGAAGAGGGAAGCCAGCACGTCGGAACCGAATGCGCCGATCTCACACGATACGACCGTCTCGATGCCACACCATGCGGCCGCCATGCCAAACCCGCCGATGCCATCGAACAGACCGATATGAATCATCCCCGCCGCCATCCTGTTTTACTCCTCACTGACCGTTTCCGATGTGTTATTCTCGGCGGCATGCGTCCGACAAACTTCGCAGGCATGTATCCGGCAAGGTTCACTGGTGGCCTTGAGATCCCCCCGGCCAAACTTCCCTGCCTCGGTAGAGGCCGCCCCCCCGGTAGGCCGCTTCCCGATGGCGGATCCACGCGGCAATATCTTTCCACGGGAGCATCCCGCCTACGTTCTTATCGTCCACGTAGCAATGCGCATACACCTTGCGCGCGTCGCTACCATAGGCCACCACCTGATCCGGCTGATGATCGTTTATGCGATCGAAGCCGATGCCCTTTTCAAGCAGCCAGTTCACCATCTCCGTTTGCTGGCGCCCTTCGCGGCATGTCCAGATAATGATGTAGTGCCCTTCGGCACGCAGGGTGTTGATCGCCTCACGCGCCCCAGGCATCGCCTCACCGATCCTCGGCCACTGGCCGTCGTGGATCGTTCCGTCAAAGTCTACTGCGATGATCATAAGCCTTCAGTCTTTACACGTCCGTCATGCTTAAGGGGATGGCCACCCAGGCGCCCGACTCGTCGCGTACCGCCGCGCGGATGTAGTCTTTCGAGGGCGTGGGTTGGTAGCTCTCTTGGATGATGCGCACGCCCTCAATGAAGCGTTCGTCGCCCGTTTCCTCGGCCATCTTTTGCAGTTGTAGCACGCGGGAGGCCTTCAGGTTGCCGGCCTCATCGCGTGACAGCAGCCGCAGGATGGCCTTGACCAGCGCGCGGCTGGCATCGTCGCGGGCCTGCGATTCGATGTACGTTTTGACCATCGCGATACCCTCGTTCACCGTGTCGCGGTAATTGTCGAGCATGTAGTGCCCGATGGTGATGCGCATCGTGCCTTCGGAGTTGGTGAACGTGTGCGACTGCTGATCGTCTTTCACGCCGAACAGCTCCGCCTTCATCTCTAATGCCCCGCGGAAGGCCTCCGCCGCGGCCGACTTTTTCTGGGCGATAGCCTCGCTGATATTCGTCAGCTCGGGCATTACGGCCGCGATCGTCTCATCCACCAATTCCGTGTAGGCTTCGCGATCGGACTTCCGTTTGGCCTCCGCCGCTTTCTTCTCTTTGGCCAGTTTGTAGGCCTCAAACTCTTGGCGCTCCTCGGCCGTCATTTCTACTGTTGTCATTTCTGTTTATGCGTTTAGGTGTTTATCTGTTTATGCACTCAGGGATTTCTTTCCGTCCGTCGGGGAACATCACATAGAGGAAGCCCCCGCCGTCCTGGGGTGTATCCGCCATTCGGCCGACCTTTTCAATGTCTTTTACACGCTGCATAAAGGCGTTATAAAGGCTGCGTAAACGATCCAACGGGATGCGGTTGAAGTTCGTCGCCCCGGCCGCTCGGCAGGCAATAGCCTTTACCCGATTTACATCCGCCTCATAGTCCATCGCTTGGCAGTAGCCGAACACGGCGGCCATCACTCGCTTGCGCCAGCGGTCAGCCTCGGACGCCCGCGGGGTCATCGCCACGGCCAGTTTACTACACACGTCAGCCAGCCCTGCGCAATCCATTTCCGAGGAATGCTCTACGCCATACGAGGCGAGGATCTCGCGCTTACCGTCCTCATCGATCCGCGCCCTGTTTAGCAGCATGTGGAAGCGCTTCAGCAGTTGCCGCTTCCGGTGATCGTTGTCTATTGTTTTCATCATTCTCTACTTCTTCTATCTACCCGGGCGAAGCCCGTAACTACCGGGCGGCCTTGCCCGCCCCTACTTCCTTTTCTCGCCCCCAGTATTCATCCGCGCCTTTGTCCCAGATCACCACTGGCCGACCGCCGCCATAACGGCTCGTGGGGAAGGCTTTGAACCCTTCGATGCGGAAGGCCACGTTGGCATCGCGCAGGATGCGCAGGGCCGTGGGCGTCGAGGGGCGACGGCCGTCTACGTGACTGATGTAGACGAACAGCTTCGTGGGAAAGCGTCGTTTGAGGTCTTTGTATTCTGAAAACTTCAGATCCATGAATTGCACGGAATCGATAAAGACGATGTCCGCACTGCGTTGCCGCCGCAGCCTTTCGCAAAGCTCATCCTTGCTTTCGCGGTCGAGCAGTATCCAGCGGGCACCCGCCTCGAGCAGGCCGGCGCGGTCGACAGCCATCTGGATCGTTCGCGAATTGCCCTCCTCGACGCTGTTGTAGGCCACGCGGCCGAAGGCGGTCAGATACTTGGATAGCATCATCGCGAAGGTCGTTTTGCCATTCTTCGTGTCGCCATAGATGATCCAGCTGCCCGTCAGTTCGGGCTCGCCCACCGCATCACGCCATACACCGTCGAACCCGAGGGTGTTGAACTTTGTGGTCAGCACATTACGCGCCGTCAATGCTCTTTTCATTTCCTGTTTATGCGTTTAGGTGTTTAGGTGTTTATCTGTTTATACGTTGAACGAATCAACAATTCAACAGGGCGAAGCCCTCAACAATTAGGCGCAGCCTTCGATAGTTCGATGTTTATGCGTCGGAGGGATGGCGTGTTGTCTTCGCCCATCAGACGGCGAAGCAGGCGGTTCACATCCGTATCCGCCCCAGCGTTGGCTTTGATGATCATCGCGGCCGTCAGTTGAAGGAAGCGCTCGGCCTCTTCGCGGGCCGTGGGCACGACCTTGCCGTAGCGCTTGCCAAAGCGGCCGAAGATTTCGGCGTAGCCCACCTTCTTGTTGTCGATGGCCCGGCGGATCTTTTCGCTGAGGCCATCCGCGCCCATCATATAATACCCGCAGCAGTGCTCCGTGGCGTTCCATAGGGCTTTGATCTCGAGGAAAGCCTCATAGCTGAGGTCGCCCGCTTCATCGAGGATGACCAGCGGCCGATCGAGCGTTTTGAGGTAGAACACGAGGTCGTTGTAGACGTCCGCCAGCCGCCCCGTGCTACCCACGCCAAACTCCCGGGCGATACCCCGCAGCAGCTTTTGCCGCGTTTTGACCTGCGAGCAATCCACGTAGACGGCATTGCGGTGCGTTTTGACATATTGCCGGGCGGTGTAGGTCTTTCCGATGTCGGTCAGGTCGCAGAGCATGGCCGAGAGGCCGTTCTGCTGGCACATTTCGAGCTGCGCCGTGATGTATTTGAAGACGGGCGTTTCGGCCGTCTGCCATGCCGGCGCATCGGTCAGGCCGACGCCCAAGCGGCGGGCGATGCTGATCCACTTTTCGTCGGCCAGCACCCCGACCCTCTCACCCCGCTTGATGCGGCTGTATTGCGCGCTGCCTATGCCAAGCGTGGCGGCAAAGCGGGCGTCCGAGCCGTCGAAGTTCGCCCGACGCGCCGCCAGCGCGGCCCGGATTTTCTCTTTGTATTCGTTCGTGAGGCTCATATATTCGCGTGTTTTTAACGTTATTCTTACTTGCTTATGACTGAGTATTATTTGCTTGAATGCATGATCCCTGACGAGCTGCCCGACAAGCAGTTCGTCGAGAGTACCAAAGCTCTTTTGTCGTTTTCCCGGCTGATGAAATGCCCTTGCCGGCAGGTGCAAGGGGAAAACTATTGGTTAGTTGAATTGCCGGCTGACCCATATGCTTTCTGCGAGGCGATAAATGCGTTTGAGGCGTTTTGCCCACTTTATCAGATTGCTCATTCTCTACAATATTATCCTGTCGAAACATGTCCTATTCGTGTTAAGTAGTTTCTATTTTGTTGGTTCATAATTGATCGATCGCACGGGCGGCCCAATCCTCCATTGAGGCCGTGAGTTCGTCTTCCTCGTAGCCGATCGGCTGGCGGGTCTCGACGATTTTGACCGGCGCCGCGGCCACAGCCTCAGCCGTCTCCCGATCCACCCGACCCACCTGGGGAATCTCTTCGCGTCGCTCGCGGATCATCCGGTCGAAGCGCGCCGCCCGCTTGTGTTGCACGAGCATCCGCGCCTCGTCCGCCTCAGTGCGTTCCGCGGCGCATTCGTTGTATGCCATTGCCGCCCGAGCTGTCGCCTGGCCGATGTAGACGTCGCCCTGATAGAGGTAGACGCACGGCACCGAGCCATCCTCGAGGGGCAGCCAGTAGGCCGTCACGCGCCGATCGTTCGGCTGAAGACGGCTGAGCATATCAAAGTCCGCAAGGGCGAACTCGGCGCTGGCTACCCGCACGTAGTCGTTGTTGCGGATGGTCGTTTCCGTCACGTTGCCGATGTGTTTATACAGCCTTTCCGGCGCGATCGGCCGCAGCGTCGGGTTGGCGTGTTTCAAAAGCACCTCGCGGCGGGTCAGCCCGGGAAACTCTTTCTGCCGTGGATGCAAGGCGTTATTATGCAACTCAATGTCTGCCAAATCGTCGGCAATGATCGTTTGCGGTTGAAAGGTGGGATCGATGAAATCGCCGTGCACCTTGTTGCGCACGCTTTTGAAGGCCTCCGCCTTGCCGTACCAACGGCCGCGCATGTGCCCTTGCTTCTTCGATGTGCCCCATTTGAGCGACCGGATGTTGTGCTCGGCCCGTTTCTCGGTGGGCGACGAACAGAATCGGACGAATTGGAAGGCCTCGGGCAGCCATTCGATGTTTTGCATCAGGTGATGCTCCACTTCCAGCTCGGCCGGCATGGGCAGACCCAGCTCCGTGAGCTCGCAAAAGACGTTGCGGAAGGCCTCCATCACGGTGTCTAACGTGGGCGTGCCCACGGTGTAGGCCGGGCGGAACCAGTAGCCCGAGACGACGTCCACGCAGAGGTATTTGGCCACCCAGCCGCGGGTGCTTTTTCGGGACAGGACGGCGTCGTCCATCGAGATTTTGGAGAGGGCAAACCTGCCATTGTGTCGCACATGCTTCGGGCGCTGCGAGTTGGCGTAGTCGAACTGGCCGTTGCGGTCGGCATAGACGGCCGTCTCGTTGACCACGTTTTTCAGGTACCGCCGGATGGTCGAGCAGCTCACCGCCTGCGGGCGGCCTTTGTAACGGTAATCCTCAGGGCGGAACACTTCGCCCGTCGCCCGGTCGAACAGCTCCGTATCGCCCGCCGCAAACTCCAAATACAGTTCGTGCACTCGGGCTGCAAACGGCTTGTCGTTCGTTCGCCAAAGCGCCACGATCAGGTTTTCAGCCCGGCGAGACACCTTGCGCGCCGCGTCGTTGCCCATGTTGCGGGGCAGCAGCGAGGCGTACCCCTCAGCCATGTAGGCGCGGAAGGCGCGCTCGAGGCTGCGTGCGTTGGTGTACTCGGGTACGGCCACGCCGTACGTTTCGGCCGACCGCCGGCATTCCTCCGTGTGCCACTGGAGCATCGTCTGCCAGTAAGCCCCTTTCTTGAGCTTCGACCCACTGGCCGCGCGGCGCTCCGTCTGTCGGCGCAGCCCGTCGCCGAGGGCGTTGAAGATTGAGGCCTTGGCCGTGAGCTGCCGGACGATCTCTTCCGAGAGGCGTGTCCCGTCTGCCTTTTCATAAGCGGCAAAGAAGGCTTCCGCCTCCCGGTCTACATCCACCGCGTAAAGCGGCCGGTGTTCCTCCCGAGGTACACGCCCCATCACCCTTTCGATCACCCGCAGCCGGTCGGCCCGGCGGATCGACCGCGCGTCGATCACCGTCTCGCCCCGCACGCCGCGGCGCAGGATTGTCAGGTAGCCGCGCTTGCTGTCATTCTTAAACATATCAAGCGTCAAACCTGCCTCACACCAGTCATTCACCGTCAGGGCGGGCACTCCATCTATTATTGAGTAAGCGGGCATCGTTCTTTTTATCTCCTTTCAATGTCCGGTTCGGGGGAGTCGAACCCCCGCGGCCACTTTCGGCCGTCAAAACCCTGAACCGGCGCCCCCTTAGGGATCAGGCACCCCCTTGGGGACTCACGTCAAACAGTTCTAAGAAATAAGCATCTATGTCGAGCAAAAAAGTATTCTTCTAATCCTCGCCGAGATAGTCGGCTATTCGTTTCATCCGTTCCCGGTCGCGCCACCAGATCAGCCCGATCATAACCCCCCAAGCGGCATACAGCACCAGTGCCACAGCCGGCTCACATTCTTCCGTCGGGCTGCACGAGAGCAACACCCCAAGGCATCCGAACCGAAGCCACATCCCCACGCTTGTCATTCTGAGCGCGCCCAAAAACATGCGTAGCATAGCCCTACGCCCTCCCTTGGATATATCGTTCCACCCGGTCGGCCGTCAGTCTGACCGACTGCCCCTCGTCCGAATCAAACAAGTAGACATCCAGCTCCCGGTATCGGTATCGCAGCATTTCGCGCCGCCCCCGGCCCGTGTACCAATAGCACGCGCCGGGCCTTAATTCTCTTGCCTTCATATATAATTCCGATCGATTGTTGTATTCCCGTTATTCGTATGCTCTCACCCTGTCCCTCACCGTATCTGGCCCAAACACGAACCGATACATCCGCCTTCGGGTGTGAAACACATAGCGCCCGTCACCGTCGTTTCCCGTATGCGACACTTCCACTTCCTTTCCGTCCTGCATCTGGTAGATATACCGCCCCCCGATGATCAGTTTGTTTGCCTCCACGTCTCGTCCTCCCGAATCCTTTCTTCCACTCGTTCAGCCGTCATGCTGATCGACTGCCAGTAGCCCGAGTCGAACACGAACCAGCCGTCCGCCTCCCTGTATCGGTATCGCAGCATTTCGCGCCGCCCCCCGCCCGTGTACCAATAGCACGCGCCGGGCCTCAATTCTCTCGCCTTCATATATAATTCCTCCTTTCTATCACTCTCAACTCTCTGTATAAAACTTCATCCAGCGCTCTTTTCAGGCGCTCGTCTATATATATGGACTTGAACGCCTCCACCAGCATCTCCTTGCTGCCTTTTGATGAGACATGTAGAAGAGGGAAGTCCCTGTCCTCATCACATCCTTCGACAGCAACCAAAATCATCGCACGGGATTCCTCTTTCTCTTCGACCATTTTTTCCAGCTCGTCCATCATCTCACGGGCGCGTTTGAGAAATAGATCCTCACTCACCGAAACGTCTTCCGGTTCTTCTTCATCGGTTGTCATCAGGTTCCCCCCTAAAGCATCACGATCCTCCGGGGCGGCTTCCGAAATCTCTTTCAGTTTCTGTCGGCCTTCCTCAGTGCTTAACACACGGGGCTGTTTATTGACCTCCGAGGCCTCCACCTGCCTCACATCCTTATCCGTATTCATTTCGTTTTTCGTTTTCAGCTGTTAATGATCAATTCTATCGCATCGCTCAGCGCGTCGATACGCGCCTGTGCACGCAGCAACTCCACATACAGCGGGTGCGCCGCCTGGACGATCGCTTCGTCCATCAGTTCCTCTTCCAATCGTTCCGCGTCCGCCCGCGCCAGCTCCAACTGCTGGCCCAGCTCGCCGATTACGGATTCATACTTCGTTTCCATCGCGTCGTTTTTCGTTGCCATTCAGTTGTTCGATGACGGACGTCATCCGCGCCTCCGACAGCGGATTCACATACTCCCGACAGTTCTTCAGCGCCCGTTCCTGCAAAGCCAGCATCACGCTCCCGGCATGCCCGCCGGCCTGACCAGCCACTACCCGCTGCACGAACCACACCGGGTAACCCGTCGAGCGCGCCACCTGTATGTAGTCCCGCCGCGACAGGTAGCGCTGCATCCGCCCCATCATCACCCGTTCCAGCTCCTCTCGTTGCTCGTCGGTCAGCTGTGCCCCCGGATCCACGTAGTAGCCATATTTCCGAAGGCTCGGCAGCACCTCGCCCGTCACCCATTTCCGGAACGCCCGGATCTTTTCTCTGCGCTCGTTTATGTAATCGGTGCTCACTCCGCGGGCTTTTTGAGGCTGATATTGAAAGATCATTGAATACAAACCGCTCTCATTTACGATCGCAACGGTCTGATTCCCACCGGGGGTCTCCATTTGCGTCACCCCCTTTTCATCATCATCCAAAGCCCTCATCGTTCGTTCTCTATGAGTGTCACCGAAATAGTCCGCCACATCCTTTGCAACAAACCACGGCTCATCCTTAATCATTTGCACCCGGATCGATGCCTCGTCTTTCCATTGTAAAATGCTCGTTTCCATTGTCTTTACTTCCTTAGTTTAATACAGTTACTTGTTCCTTTCCTTTCTCTTTCAGACCCATATCCAGCGCCCGTTTCCGGATACGCTTAGCCAGGTCGCTTTGCGAGGCATCATTTAATGCCGCTCTTACCATTTGAGTACTCACTCGGAAGGCCTTTGCCAACTCCTTTACCGACTCGGGGTCTCTTAGAATCTTTCCCATCTCTCTGTTCGTTTACTTAATCCATAATTTTAGCGCGCCTTTCATTTTGAAAGACGCTGCAAAGAAAAGAGAGATAATTCAATTATGAAAGAAATCGCGAGAGAAATTTCAGTTCTAAAGAGGCGTATTCTGGAATACGCTGATAGCAAGGGGATTAAAAAGTATGAGATTTACCAGAATACGGGTATATCCAATGGGGTTCTTTCCCAAAAAGGCGGGTTGTCTGAGGATAATGTAATGAGATTTCTCTCGCATTATAGTGATCTATCTCCCGAATGGCTACTTACTGGCAAGGGGGCTATGCTGCGCGGGCAATCGGCGCCGGAAGTGGCTCCCCCACCATCAGAACCGGCCTTCCCCGGCTTTATCGAGAAAATACAGGATCTATCCGTCAAAGTCGGCCGCTTAGAAGCTGAAAATGAGCACTTGCGCACCGCCATCGAGGCCAAACAGAGGGAGATCGAAGCCAAACAAAGAGAGATCGAAGCCCAGCGAAGGGAGATTGAGGCGAGACAAAAAGAGATTGAGGATAAGGAACGACAGATCAAGCTGATGCGCATTGATCACCTGAAAAAAGAGGAACCCGATATTCATACTCAATATCTCGAACCTGCCCACGCACCTCTACCCCCCGAAAACCCCGTAGAATCCGCCGAACTGTTAAAATCTCAGCCCCAAGAAGCCCTCTTTACCCCCTGAAAACGGCCTAAAACGCTGGTTTTAAGCCCCCTTTGTTGCGTCCCACCCGTCGCAACTCGCCTTCCTACGCCGTAATAGGGGGCAAAACTCACCTCAAAAAGTCCACAACTTAACACATTCTTAACCCGTAGGCGGGGGGCACTCACCCCCAAAATACCCCTCTTTTTGACCCTACTTTTGACCCCAGTTTGACCCTACTTTGACCCTAACCCCAAAAACGGGGTAAAAAAAGAGGGGTGCCCGAACCCACGTCCGAACACCCCTTTTTAGGCCCTTTTTAAGGCCTCTGAGCGCCTTTGTTTATCCCCTCAGATCATCAGTATTCATGCGCCTTTTCGCGCGTTTTTGGCCCTTTGGGAGGCCTCAATCCAATCCGCCCGCTGTAGGCCCCCAATTCCACCCCCTTGAATCCAACCGAAATCCAAGCAAAATGTACTGAATGTTTGGCGCCCCTTTTTCTCACATCCCTGTTTATCAGCTCTTTCCGTTTTCCCCGTTGTACTTAATGTTTTGTGGGGTATAGCGGGGATATTCTTCCAATGAAAGAAGAAATTATACCCAATAGGGAGGACTATGATATTTTCCTTGCATCATTTTGCTTTGATATGCTCCGAAAAGGGTACTTTTGTAGTGAGCAAGCGTGCTAAAAACAAATGGGAGGTATTGTAATTAGCTGACTAACAGGTAACACCGACAAAAAGAAGATTGAAAGAGTGAGAACTAAGCCATGCGGCACAAGCACATAACCACCTATAAAACAGTTAGATAAAACTGATTTTTCATTTATTTCAGGGTGCCTTGTACCGATTAAATGGCTAATCGCCTAAGTGATAGAGGGGTAATGATGTTGCATCGGTAGGAAGTAAGTCCTCCAGAAAAGCTAAACCGCCTCTAAGAACGCCGCGAAGGATTCGTGGCGTTCTTTTTTGTGCCTTTTCGGGCACGTTCATCCGAGACACACTTGTTCGCAGCGCTTGCACACCGTCGCGAAGGCGCTATGGAGATGCTTTTCAGCCCCAAAAAGCTCCGAAAAAGGGCTATTTATTCATATTTATATGCTTCGGAACTTTCCGAAAAAGGTTTTCTTTTCATTCTGTATTTTCGGAAACTTCCGAAAGTATTATGTAGTGTGTATAGTGCTTTCGGAAAGTTCCGAAAGGCTCATGCAGTGTGTATAGTACTTTCGGAAAGTTCCGAGAGGCTCCTGCAGTGTGTATAGTACTTTCGGAAAGTTCCGAGAGGCTTATGCAATGTGTATAATACTTTCGGAAAGTTCCGAGAGTCTCCTACAGTGTGTATAGTACTTTCGGAAAGTTCCGAAAGGCTCATACAATATGTGTAGTACTTTCGGAAAGTTCCGAAAGGCTCTTACGGTGTGTGTAGTGCTTTCGGAAAGTTCCGAAAGGCTCCTACGGTGTGCGTAGTACTTTCGGAAAGTTCCGAAAGACCCGTTGAAATCTCAATAATGGCTTAAACAGCAAGAGGTAAGCCCACGGAGAACGCCGGAAGGGGTGGGCGGAAATTCACGACGTCATTAAAAAGAAAATCCCACCGGCAGAGGAGACGGGAAGACCCATCTCCGCCTGTCGGCAGGACTTTTCACTTTGAACGACGAGCTTCTTAGTTCTCGAACACCAGTTGCTCGTTGCGGAAATCCACTTTCACGGCGTGGCCGCGGTCGATCTTGCCGCTGAGGATCTGCTTCGAAAGCTCGTTGAGGACAAGCTCCTGGATGGCGCGCTTGACGGGGCGGGGGCGCGAAAGCGCGAGGCCGGCGCTTTCGAGCAGGGCCCGGGCCATCCCCGTGTCCGACTCCCCCTCCACGGCGACCGAGACGTAAGGATCGTCCGTCACCGATGACTCCTCGCGGCCCGAAGCAGACCTGTGAGATCGTCAGGGGCGATG